TTCTGAAATTCCGGTATATGAGATTGTTTTATCGTTAGTGTGCTCTTCATACCAGACTTTCAAGAATCCATTATTCTGCATCAAAGCATCTTTAACCATTTGATGCAAATTGATAAATCCATCATTTTCTTTCATCAGAATCTCATAAACATATTGAGATTCCAATTCTGCTTGTAATTCGTCTCCTGGACCTAGCGGGTCGAAAATTACAATTTCATTATTCTGGGTAAATGATTTCATGACTTGCGGCATAATCCATTCAATTGAATCCGCAACATCAGTTGAAATTACCTGAGAACGACCTTCGCACTCATCTCCGCGTGGATTGCCGATATAATAGTCAAGCGGCGTTTGAAAATCAAGCGCCTGCTCAGCCTGAGAAAGCTCATCAGAAATAACCTGAACTAGAACTTCATCTTTCATTACTATTTTCCAGGCGGGAATGTTTCTGATATGCCAAAACTATCAAACCCTATAGTTGCTCCCTCTCCACTACGGTCAAGCAGGAAACCTCCAATATAAGCATCATCAGTTTTATCAATATACTTTTCAGGATCTCCTATTTCCTTCCACACAGCATTTTGTTGTTCCTTAGACAAGCCTGCTTTCACCATCCTTTCTTTTACCATTTTTTCAAAATCAGCGCCAAGATGTGTATCTCCTGACATAATGGTATCGTAAAATGCTTCTCCAAAATTCATCAATCCATCGTTATCAAAATTAGGGTCCAAATATTCAGTAATTTCCTCTGGGCTTAATTTTTTCATGTAATCAAGATGATCATCAAGTTCATCCCAGAAAAATGGATTATCAACCATAGAAGGATCAAGATTGTGATTTCTAACAGCATTTCCAGAAAGAGCGTGTTGAACTCCTTCTTCTGTTATATCATCACCAATATCAACAGCAAGTTTAGCATCATCTTTCAGGAACGTTTTTAGCCCTGCAAGTCCTGCTTTATCAAACGCTTCTGATGCTCCAGGTACTTTGATAATAAATCTTGATAGAGCCTTTTCACCAAGCGAAACAGGTACTTTATTAGCAACTCTTCCTACAGTTTTAACCGCCATTTCAGGCGCAGCTTCTTTAGCCATTTCCTTTACTGCCTGAAATAATGGATGAGAAGAAGCTGCAGTTACCGCGGCACCAGCACCAGCCATTCCTGCATCTTGAAGGAATTTTCGCCTAGACGCATTTTGAAGATGCTCAGCAGCTTTTGGGGCTTGTGCTTCTGCATATTCTTTCGCAAGCATCTTTACAAGAGCGTTTTTGCCAGATCCCACCAATTTTGAGCCAGCAGCCCATGGCAGAGGAAGAAAGGCGACATCCGCAGCTCTGGGATCTAGTGTTGTAGTTTGGCCACTTCCTGATGTTCCCCTCATTCCATATGATAAGTCATCGAGATATTCAGGAGCTTCGCCAAAATAAAGATCACCGACACCTAAATCTCCGAGAAATGGGATTGGAATTTGAACCTTATTCCCGATATCCTTGCCTTTTTTGATAGAATCAGAAATTGCCCCTAACAGGCGATTGCGTTCAATAGCCCATGGATCATATTCCGCGTCATATGTCGCAGGGTCTGTAATCCTATCCTTAGCCATCAGACAACGATCCTATTTGTTGCGCTGTAATCCAATTCATTATTGGAAATACCGCCGACAACTCTATCGCCACCAACAGCGCCTAGAGCCATATATTGGATTGCATCACCTATATGCGAGTATCTTCCTTTATCTGGCTTATCCTGGAATCGCTCCTGACCAGAAACCTGCATCCTTCTATATTTGTACCCTCCAGCGAGAGCCTTTCGGCACATTTTGGCTTTGTTAGCACAAAGAAGGAATGCTGGTTTACCAGTAATGGGAGTGAATCGAGTGAGCAGGTCGGCAACAGCCTCCCGTCGTATCGTGAAATCATTAGTATATGCGGGCCAGATTTCAATTCCTTTATTCCAAAAAATTTGAAATGGTGTCGTTTCATCCACCTGTGAACGCTGTTCACCAGCCGGATCGCCATAGATTTCAATGTCACAGCCACAATATTTTGTTGCTAAATGTGAATGAAGCTGCTCCGCGAAACGGACAGCTCCCATATCGTCAGCTACAACTTCATCAATAACTTGAAGCTGGCCTTCTGGTAATAGTTGGCCAATAGCCGCGGCAGGCGTTAGGCCAAAATCCACACCAACATAGATAGTTCCGCCAAACTTTTCCAGAGTCTCATGCGAAACATGGATATCATCTTTATATTCAGGCCATACTGGCTTGCCATCCGCGATGAAGCCATAATTGCCATGGATATAGACATTAATCCATTCTTGATCTTTGCCAGACATCATATTGTGATAATAATTAGTCGGCAAATGCGGTATATTTTCCGCGTTGGTGGCAAGACCGGAAGGCTGCTTAAATAGTTTGAAATTATCTGGAGTATTTTCCTCGAAGAGCTTATACCACCAGTGATCTGAATCTGGCGGGTTGGTATCCATAATAATCCCAAACCAAGATGGGCCGCCTTCACGGCTTGAAGGATAGCGCCCAACACGTCCTTGGAGCATATCTAGGACTTGCTTTGGAATTTCCCGCGCCTCGTTGATCCAGCCACCAGTCAATTCAAGAGAAAGCAGCTTCTTGATGTCATCAGGGCGGTCTAGGGCACGAAATAGCACTTCAAGCTGGACAGTTGTATTATCTGGGAGCTTTTTATAGAAAGTCCATTTCATGTCCATCTGGCGCCATGTGCCAAGATGCCGCGGAAACCAGTCAAAGAAAGTTTGAAGTGTCGTATCGACCAATTCGCGGTATGTATTACGAATAACTGCCCAGCGAGATTTGCGAATATTATTATATGGCTTTTGCAAATGTGCGCGCTTGAGAATCTCCGCGCAACAGGCCACAGATTTGCCAGATCCAATAGGCCCCATCAGCGCTCGCACGAAAGAATCATCCGCGTGAAAAAGCCTTGGAGTTGGCTCCGCGTTGTAAGTGATGATTTTCGGAGGTTTTGGAGACATCAGAAGTAGGAAAGGCTATATTTGGATGGAGGCAGGCTTAATGGATCTGGCGTAGCAGTAGAACCTGGCAATTTTGGCTTAGGGACAAGTGCCCTAGTTGGAGCAAGTTGAATAAATTCATCAACAAATTCATCCTTCAATCGCATGAATTTCCTATATTCTTCAGAACTTACAGGATTAGCGCGATCAACACTATCATTAATGGATTTTTCCATCATCTCATCAAGTTTAGCTTTCAAATCCATTAGACGCTTAGACTTCTCTGGGCTAGATGCTTTTGACACAACGTCCCAAAAATAATCATCCTCAGCAGATGGAATACTTTCAATCACTCTAAGGACACTGCCTCGATTACCGCGCAAATCACGCAGTGCACCAGCCATTTCCTTTACACCAAGTTCCGGGGTATCGTATCTTGCTGTTCTTGAAATATAATAAGGGGCAGTACTACTCGGATTTTCAATCGTATGTAATCCCTTGTTAAACCGACTGTTAGCATCCATATCTTTTAGGAGTTGCCTGCGCTCATCATTATTAAGCTCACGCGCTGTAAAAGGAGGCGGAGCTTCTGATTTGTTTAAGGCATTATTATAAAATTCAATTTCTCGATCTATCTGCTCAAGTTGTTTCGCAACTGGATCTATATCTGGGTTATCCTTCATCCTTGATTCTAAATCAAATTTCTTATTGTGTGCGTGCTCTCTTTTTAGAATATATGCAGTTCTATCATCAAGGCTTAGTTTGCCGCTTGCTAATTGATCATTATAATATCTGATTTGACTATTGAGCTCATCAAGCTGCTTAACAGGATTAAGCTCATTACGTTCTCTCAGTACTGCTCGCAAATCATTCCTTTTATTTATTGCTTCATTTCTTGCTCTTTCATATTTTAATTGTTGATCTATAGATAATTCACCGCGAATGCCAAAAGTCTCAGCTTCCTTGTAAAATGCATTTGGCTTTCTATAAACTGTACCAGGACGCCCATCATCAGGCAATTGGCCTGTTATATACTCCTCAGGCTTCAAATTATAGACTTCAGAAGGAGGTATTTCGACATCAACTGCTAGAACATTATCTAAACGAGTTGTTGAGTGATCAATTGGATCTGTGAATAAGTTATATGAGATGAACGGATCTTCTGAAAGACTGGTTCCAGGTAGCTCCAATTCAGAAGATTGGCCCTGTGTGAATCCTTTTTCAAGAATTGAATCTCTGGGTCGCACCTTTTCGTACGGATTAGGCCCATCGCGATCAAACTGTGGTTTGTTATCCTTAATGCCGTGATAGTATCGCTTGTGCCTCTTGATGCCTTGTACCGCGTCGTTGCGAGTAGGAGAGGAGGATTTGGGCGAGATTGGGGCAAAGAGGCCTGCTACATCAGCCGGCAAGGAGAAGAAATCCGCAACTGATTCACGAGGGCGTGTCAGGTTGGACAATCGGTCCTGTCCGGATGGGATTTCTTGGATAATCGGAATGAAGTCGCCAAGGAGAGAACCGCCGATTAGCGGGACTGAATCAGGAAGTTTGGTGGA